GCCAACGCTTGTGAACCTAAACGATGGTCGCGCACTTGGCTCTATGGTTGCTTCTGCGCTTGAGGTGTCAGTTGTAGCCTTGCTATCTGACCCGGGAACTTCTGGCGCTTATGGAACTGCACAGACACTGGATGTTCCAACTGTAAAGGCTATGGAAGCTCGCCAGCAGGTTTGGACCTTGTTCTACCGCCGAGTTATGAAGTTCATTGGTGCTAACATGGATGCACTTGAAATCAACTGGCCTAAGATTGAGACCGAGCCAAGCCAGCGCATGATGCAAGCACTTGCTCTTGCTAAAGAGTCTAACGCCATTTGGGATGACGAATACCGCAACGCTGTTATCGAGACACTTGACATCGCTAAGCTGCACAATGAACCGCCCAACGATGGCTCGATGAATGACACATCGTCTAACAATGACAGCTCAATTGTGCCATCTCAAGGCAATTCTGGAGTGGCTGGCTCGATGCAGGACAATGCAAACGATTTGCGCCCCGGAGATAATGCTCCTGTTGCATAGTTGTATGCTATAATAATACATAGTAAATACCTATTGGAGATTTTATGGCTATAACGCTAAATGAGAACGCAGCACTGGCTGCACCAGTCAAATCTGGTAGCAAGTGGCGCGTTAAGATTATTGAAGCCGGTTGGGGTTCATCGGGGTATTACGGCGCAGATATGCTAAAGAACTTTGGTCCTAAAGTCTTCAAGGCTGGCACTAAAGTTTTTATGAACCACCCATCACTCAGCGAGTCTTCGGAAAGACCAGAGCGCGATGTTCACCAGCTTGCTGGTAAGCTAACATCTGATTCTGTGTTTACCGAGAATGGTCTCGTTGCAGATATTGAATTCTACTCCCACTATGCACCAATCATTAAAGAAATGTATGAGGATGTAGGTTTGTCAATTCACGCTCTTGGCGAAGCCAAGGTTGGAGAGGCAGAGGGCCGAGAGGGTCCAATCATCGAGTCGCTGGTCGAAGACCCTTTGACTAGCGTAGATGTCGTTACTGTAGCTGGCGCAGGAGGAAAGTTTTTGAACCTCCTAGAAAGCTACACTAGAAAAGATGCTGAAACCACTCCGGTTACAGAATCCGTATCGGAAGGAAATGGAATGTCCATTACTAAGGAAGAATTTGACGCAGCTATTGCTGACCTCAAAACTGCCTTCGTTGAGGCAATCACGCCTGTAGTAGAGTCGGTTTCGATTCTTGCTGAGGCAGCTAAGCCAGCTGAAATTGACGAGACAGAAACTATCGAAGAGGTAGTCGAGTCGGTTAACCCAGTTGACATGGCAGTGAAGTTCAACGAATCTGGTCTACCGACCAAGGCCCTCACTCGCGTAGTCGAGGCTCTTAAGTCTGAAGCCAACACAAAGTCGGTTGACGAGCTAATTGCTGATGAGAAGGCATATGTTGCCGAAATCAGCGAGTCCGTTGCCATCGCCACTGTAGCTGACACCACTGGTGTTATCCACGAGGCAACCAAGTCAAGCCTAGAAGATGAGTTCGCAGCTGTTGTGAACCGCATCTCAGGCAAATAGTAGAAGGAAAAGTAAATGGCTCTTCATGAGATTTACACAAATGGCAACGAGCTTGTCCTTCCTGTAGCAAGCACTGTTAAATCAGGTAACTTGGTTCAGGTTGGTCAGATTATCGGTGTCGCACAAAATGACGCAGTTACCGGCGAGGATGGCAACACTTACGCCACTCTAAAGCTAAACGGCGTATTCAGATTGACTACTTCGGTAGCTGTAACTGTTGGCGCTTCGATGTATGTTACATCTGCTGGCGTTATCAATGTTACCGCTTCGGGTAACAAATTCATCGGTCACGCTGTGACCGCTAAGGCTGGCACTTCGGCTGGCGACATTTATGTTCGTCTCGTTCCGGCTGCTGCGTAAGGTTAGGTAAATTATGGAAAACATTACTTCTCGTCAAGTAGAAGCTGCTAAGCTTCTTGAAGGCGCTCTTCGTGGCGACCGCAGCGACAAGCTAAAGCTTCAGGAAGGTATCGCAACTAGCGACCTACCTGTGCAGCTTGCTCCAACTATCAACAAAATCATGCTTGAGAACTACGCAGTTCAGCCAAAGGTATGGGACCGCTTTGCTACTCGTCTAGTTGTAGACGACTTCCGCCCAGTGACTTTCCAGTCAATGCGCTACGAAGATGACGGCAAGAACAACCAAGGCGATGTGTTCCGCGATGGTTCACTTCCAACTGTTGGTGAGTATGACGAATACCCAACCGCTGGATGGTTCAATGTAACCGAGCAGACAATGGCAGTCAAGAAGGCTGGTCAGCGTATCCGCTTCAGCTGGGAAGCCATCATCAACGATGGTCAGATTGGCCTCCTAGAGCGTCTACCTATTGAGCTTGCTCAGAAGGCAGCCGGCAAGGAAGACGAAGAAGTTACCAAGCAGCTAGTTGCTGCTGGTGGTCTAAACACCACTAACTTCAAGTCAGCCAACCAGAACCTCCTAACTGGCAACGCTGCTCTAAGCCTTGAGTCTCTTGAGGCTGCAATCGAAGCTGCCAACAAGCAGACCTTCAACGGCAACCTAATCACCCCAGTAACTCGCTTCGCTCTAGTTGTGCCTCGCTCACTAGAGATGACTGCAAAGCGCATCCTTGCTATCCAGCAGGTTCGCACCGAGACCACTGTTGGTTCTGTTGTAACTTCGACAGTAACCGGCAACCCAATCGGTTCGCAGATTGAGATTGTTGTTAACGACTGGATTACAAAGATTAACTCTGGAGCCGGTGCTTACTGGTTCTTGATTCCAGTTCCGGGACAGTCGCTAAACCCAGCTGTTGCTCTTGGTTTCCTTCGTGGACACGAGGCTCCTGAGCTTCGCGTCAAGTCGAACTCGGGTCTATACCTTGGTGGCGGTGCTGTTCCAGCTCGCGAAGGTGGCTTCGACAACGATGACTTCGAAATGCGAATCCGTCACATTGCAACTGGTGGCTTCATTGTTCCTACTGGAACAATTGCCTCGACAGGTGCAGGTAGCTAAACCTAGCTCCAAAAAGATTACCCCTCACTTCGGTGGGGGGTTTTCTTTTTCCTAGACAGTGTGCTATAATGATAGACCAATCAAACCAAGACCAACAACATTAAAGGAGGAGTTTACTATTTTTTCATTCAAACTATCTGATGATTTCGTTAGCGAATACCGGAAGAAGCAATCACCATTTGGCTACCAAGATGTAGCCGGAAACTCTGTGGGAGAGATTACATTCCTACGCACTTATTCGCGCAAGAAAGATGACGGCACAAAGGAGACTTGGGCTGAAGTCTGCGAGCGCGTAATCAATGGCATGTATTCACTACAGAAAGACCACTGTAAGGCCTCTAGGCTGCCTTGGAACGACAACAAGGCTCAGGCATCAGCCAAGGAAGCGTTCGACCGCCTATTCACCCTTAAATGGACTCCTCCGGGTCGTGGGCTGTGGGTCATGGGAACTAAAATCGTAAATGAGCAGAAGAACTCAGCAGCGTTGCAGAACTGTGCTTTCGTCTCGACTAACGAGATGACCAAGAGCAACCCAGCAAAGCCTTTCGGATTCTTAATGGAAGCCTCGATGCTTGGTGTCGGCGTTGGCTTTGATGACAAAGGTGCAGACAAAGGCTTCCAGATTTATTCTCCAACATCGCCATCAGAGTATGTCATTCCTGATACTCGCGAAGGTTGGGCTGAGTCAACTATGGCTCTCATCAATTCGTTCCTAAAGCCAGACCAGAAAAACTGGGACTTTGACTACGACCAGATTCGCCCATACGGAACTCCAATCGTTGGATTCGGTGGAACAGCATCTGGACCGGAACCACTAATCAAGTTGCACAATCAGATTCGCAAATTATTTTGCGGTCGAGTTGGTGAGCAACTAACCAGACGCGACATCGCTGACATCGGTAACATGATTGGTGTCTGTGTAGTCTCTGGAAATGTTCGCCGTTCTGCTGAACTTCTTATTGGTCGCATTGACGATGAGGACTTCTTGAACTTGAAGAACTCTGAGCGATTCCCCGAGCGTAACTCTTATGATGCTGAGACTCCGGGATGGGCTTGGATGTCGAATAACTCTGTCGAGGTGGAGGTCGGAACCGACTTCTCCCCTATCGTTGACGGAATCGTTCGCAATGGTGAGCCGGGTGTTATTTGGATGGATATGAGCCGTAAGTATGGTCGCATCACAGATGGCATCACTAACAAGGACCACCGAGTTGTCGGCTACAACCCTTGTGCCGAGCAGTCGCTAGAATCATTTGAGATGTGCACACTTGTAGAAACCTACATGAACAGACACGACTCGATGGAGGACTTCAAGAGAACCCTGAAGTTTGCTTACCTCTATGCAAAGACAGTAACTCTGCTTCCTACCCACTGGGAGGAAACCAACGCAATCATGCAGCGTAATCGCCGTATCGGAACCTCGATTTCGGGCATTGCTAACTTTGCTGACATTCATGGTATTCCAGCACTACGCACTTGGATGGACCAAGGATACAAAGAAGTTAAGCGCTATGATGAGCTTTACAGCGAATGGCTAGGTGTTCGTGAAAGCATTAAGACCACAACTGTCAAGCCTTCTGGCACTGTGTCAATCTTGGCTGGAGAATCTCCGGGTGTTCACTGGACTCCGGGTGGTGAATACTTCCTTCGTGCAATTCGCTTTGGAAACTCCGACCCAATGCTGCCATTGTTTAAGATGGCTAACTACACAGTAGAGCCAGCATCTGAAGACCCAACTGGAACTTCGGTTGTGTTCTTCCCTGTGAAGTCAAATGCAAAGCGTGCTGAGCGTGATGTTTCAATCTTTGAGAAAATGAACCTCGCAGCAACAGCACAGCGCTACTGGTCTGACAACTCTGTATCCGTCACTGTGTCATTTGACCCAGAGAAGGAATCTCAGCATGTTGGAACTGTATTGCACATGTATGATGGTCAGCTGAAAACTGTGTCGTTCCTTCCCTCCGGAAACCACACTTATCCACAGATGCCATATACGCAGATTACCTCAGAGCAGTATAATGAATACGCAATGAAGTTGTTCCCGATTGACTTCTCTGGTGTTTATGCTGGTATGGCTTCTGACGCAATTGGCGATGCTTACTGCACGACAGACGCTTGCGAAATAAAACTAATCGTTGAAAATCAAAAGTAAGATATAATAGAAACACATAGTTACCTCCTGACTGTGTGTTGTGTGTGAAAACCCCCTGTTGAGCTTCTGCTCCGGGGGGTTTTCTTTTACTCATGGTAGAATAGTATAACTATGGCAATCTACTTTCCAGACACGAATCTCCCTCCTCAGTCGCAAGAATGGACTGACAAGGTTGAGAACGAAATCAAAAAGCTCGACAAGCGACCTATTGGCGTAGGTGGCGGTGGCGGTAGCACATCTGGAACTGGCACGCCCGGTCCACAGGGGCCACAAGGTCCACAAGGTCCACAAGGTCCAGAAGGACCTCAAGGTCCACAGGACGACCAAGGCCCACAGGGTATTCAAGGTATCCAAGGCGAGCAGGGACTCAAGGGCGATACCGGAGACCAAGGCGCGCAGGGAATCCAAGGAGAGACGGGGCCAAAAGGCGACCAAGGAATCCAAGGCATCCAAGGCATTAAGGGTGACACTGGCCTTCAGGGTATTCAAGGACTTAAGGGCGACACTGGGGCTAAAGGCGACACTGGTTCTCAGGGTATCCAAGGCATCCAAGGTGAAACTGGGCCACAGGGTTCTCAAGGTATTCAGGGCGAGACCGGACCACAAGGTATTCAAGGTGTCAAGGGTGACACTGGCGCAACTGGAGCAAAGGG